TTGAGGGTAATCCATGATTATTGCTAATAATGAAAATCAAATATACAAATCTTGGAGAACCGAAGAGGGGAAGTTAGTAGTTGAAGACGATGAACACCGCCCCTATTTCTTCATTCCCGATTCGTATAGAGAGGTCAAATCTTACAGAGTAGGTAAGTTTCTCAAGCGACCACTCACCTATGAAAAGGGAGAATGGCATAACATTGATGGGAAGAAGTTGAAGAAAGTTTACTACGAATTACCTCGCCATGTTGAGGATGCGAAGAAGCCGTTCATCCATCCAACCAATGGAGACATGACCTACGAAGCCGATGTATCGGTTGTCAATCGCTATGCCGTGGACAATATCAACGATATGCCAATCTACAAACTCAAGAAATTTTATTGGGATATGGAATGGCAACAAGGTGGAGAGCATGATGGCAAGATTACATCCATCGGCCTCTACAACAATGAAGAGAAGGAGTTTCATACATGGGTTTGGTATCCCGAAGAATCCTTTAAACCAATTGACACTCCTAATGTAGATGGCTATTCCTGTTCTCTAAAATCTTTTAGAAGCGAAGAAACAATGCTACGAAACTTTGTAGTGTATTTGGCTATGGAAAGACCCGACATGATGATTGCTTGGTTCGGGCTTAAGTTTGATTTACCTAAGTTATTGAGCCGTTGTATTTCTAACGACATTGACCCAAGAGGTATTTCCCCGATTGGAGTTATTGATGGCATCAAAGAAGATATGGAAGAGAATCTATCCTTTTCCAAACCGAATGGATATTCTCCAATCGCTCAACCCGTCAAGGGTATGCTCATGCTCAACCTTGATGTTGCTTTTGAACGACAATGGAATGATGCACAGCGAGGAACCCTACCAAGTCTAGCCTTAGACTTTGTTTCAAAGACTCTTTTCGGAGAAGGTAAGCACATTGAAACGAAGTTTACAGACCCCAATGAATTCTATTCTAGGGCTTGGCTTGAGGACAAAGAATCGTATCTACAGTATACCATTACTGATGTAGAATTGCTCCGTAGAATTGATGAAGAGAATCATTGTAGTGAGGCTATTATTGCACTACAAAGATTGCTAAAGGCTCCCTTTGAGTCTTGCTTTTTTGCTTCACACATGGGTTCTATTTATTTCATGCGTAATGCTTCTTGGAAATGTAAAACGGGAAAGAAGTTGAAGACGAAGAAGTGCGAAGCGTGTGGATTTGAGAATCCCAAAGACAAGCAACTCAAGACCTGTAAGCAGTGCGGAGAGTCCCTGTCGTATTCCGGCGCTATGATTTATCACCCTGTCAAGGAAGGGGGAACCAATGGACTGCACCTCAATGTGGCGGCGTTTGATTTTGCTGGCCTCTATCCTTCAATGATAGTGGCTCGCAACATCAGTTTTGAAACCGTCAGCGAAACACCCACCTTATTCGGAGCAGATTTGAACACGCCCCAAAATCTTCAACCCTTGCCGGAGGACTACAGCAAGGACATGGTTTACTTCAAGACTGACGAGTTGGGACTGCTCCCTCGCTCCATTCTTGAGTTGAAGGCATTGAGAAATGCCTACAAGAAGGAGATGAAGGAAGCACGAGAGAACGGCTTGAAAGATGATGTCGTGAAGTGGAACAACAACCAAATGGCTGTCAAGAGACTCATGGCTTCCTTCTATGGCATCCTTGCCTTCAAGGGATTCGGATGGGCAGATTCAAAACTAGCGGCTAGCATAACAGCAAGTGCTAGAGAAGCCATTCGTGAGGCGGCTAGAGTTGCTAAGGAGATGAAAATATGATTGCTAGATTAATTGAAGGAGTGGTGAAAGCCGCAGTTATCGGAACGATTGTCGTTGCCACAGGAGGATTGTGGTTTGCAGTAGGAGAATCCTATCCCGAAGATACGGAGTGGACACCATGAAAGTTGTTTACGGACACACAGATTCTATCTATGTGCAGATTGATTCTGTAGAGCAAGCGCAAGAAGCAATTAAACACATAAACAACGAAGTGCGTAAGAAGTTTCCAAATGTTCTTTGTTTAGAAGAACACCCCGTAGTTTTAGAGTTTGAGAAGTTTTACTCTTCCCTTGGTGTCGGTAATACCAAGAATAGAAACGCTGGTCTTGTATCTTGGCTTGATGGCGTTTGGCTTAACGAACCTAAGTTTGCTATGACCGGATTCTCTGCAAAGAAAATCTCGGAAACTAAATTTGCGAAAGGCATACAAGAAGAAGTGTTGAGAATGTGGGTGGGTCAAAAATCATTTGATGAAATTACTACACATTTGAGAAAGAAATACGAAGCCGCATTGAATGGTGATGTAGAGTTTGAAAGCCTAATCAAGCGAAGAAGATTCAATATTGAGAAATTTATGTTGAAGTGCAAATGCAAAAAACAGGTTTCAGCATTCCGTTTGAACAACGGGGATGAATTGATTCAAGGGCTCTACTGTTCAAGATGTGGAGAACCGAGAACATCTTTCACGACAAAGGAAGGTAAGAAACCCACCTACTCGGAAGGCAACGCCGCTATCATGTTCAGTATCCAAAACGGATTACTTGGAGAAGACATTGACTCGTATGTTTTCCTCAAAGTTGAACCTGTAGGTTTTTACACTCACCCGATTACGGGTAAAAAAATTGAAGGAAACTATGTTGCTAGGAGAACCTACGACGAATTACGAGAATACACTCCCGACTACGCCCACTACGCAGAGCAGGTCTTGAAGAAAGCCAAACCTGTGTATGAAGCGATGGGTTGGGATTTACTACAAATTAAAACAAAAAAACAAACATTGGAGGAATGGTTTTGAATAACGATGAAAAATACGAAGCAGAAATAAACAGCATGGATGAGTATACTTACCAATGGTTGCCGGAGAATTACGACGACCCTAGTGAGCCTATTCTAAAGATTACCAAGTCTTCTCTTGGTGCCTTTTTGTGGTGTCCAAAGAAATACGAATTCTCATATGTAGAGCGTAGACCTATTGACCAAACAGAAGCCATGCGTAAAGGAACAATTATGCACAATGCACGAGAAGATTTCTTTAACAACTTTGACATCAAGAAAGCAGAAAATATGACAACGGATGAAGTTATTGACTACTGTTCTTCCCTCTTTCCTCTTGATGAATACTTTGACGACTACGCACACATGGCTATCTTTGAAGCGCAAAGGTTTGTTGATGCAAGAAGAGAAGACAAACTCCACGAGTTTTTGCCTGCTTGTAATGAAGGAAAGTTTGACTGCGAGATTGTCATTGAAGCAAACACCGACCCCAAGTTTCCCCTACAAAGGGACTACAAGGTTCACCTTCAAGGAATCATTGACCGTGTTTTCCAAGAGGAATCCGGCTACATTCCAATGGAATTCAAGACAGGTGCGTGGAAAGACCACAAGAAGACTTCCATGCGTAAGGAGATGGCGTTCTACCAAATTATGATTGAGAATTGTTCTCCTGCCGTATTGAGAAACGCAGGGCTGGAAGAGAATGTTCCGGTGTCTCATTGGGCTTGGTATTATCCAATCTCAAATCACTTCTTTGTTGAGAAGGTTGTCAAGGCTTCAAAGACCGGAGTGTTTAGGTCAATTGCTCGCCTTATTCATGCCTATGAAAACAAAGAATTCCCAATCAAATTCTACGCACCAACTTGTTCTCATTGTAGTTTCTTCCCGTTATGCGACGAAGAGACTTGGCTTATGTGAGGGGAATAATATGCAAGATACACTGTTGGCAATTGCGACTGATGCAAAGAATATCATTGAACAACTTGGAAGAAAAGATTTATCGGATATTCTTCAAAAGAGAATTGACGATTTGATGGGGTGGAATCATGGTTAGGGATGACATTAGAATCAAGGTCTTGTCAAGAAATTGGACTTTCAAAGAAATTAGTAATCTTAAAAATACTGTGGATTCTCTGAGCGAAGAAATCTACAGCGAAACAGCACTAATTGATAGATTTGAACTACTAAGAAATGTTAAAATAAATGAAGGTTTTGTTGGATTTACTTTTGAAGATTCCTTTAGGAAAGCCCTAAAGATAAAACTAAAAGGAGAAATTGCAGAAGTCATAACGGAAATGCTTGGAGAAGCAACAATAAATTTTGGAGGTAATAGAAATGAAGTTTCCGAGGGAAGTTTGGGCGGGGAGTCACATCAAGAACGCCCCACAAATGAAAAGAAAAATAGTAAGAACAAAAAGTGAATATGTTGATTTTGTGAAATCACAAAACAATAGGACGAATGTTTACACAAGCGTTTACGATTTTGCGGAGTTTGCTGAAACTGCAAAGATTGAATCTTCGGTCATCTTGGATAGAGTCTTTCTTGACTTTGATGCTCACGAAGAAAATTTAGAGCAGGCCTTGGACGATTTGAAAATCGTTGTTGATTTTGTAAATGAGAACGATTACCAATACACAATGTTCTTCTCCGGAAAAGGATTTCATATGTTCGTATTCGGTGAGGAGACTGATGACATTAGAAACATACAGGAGTTTCACCGACAAATCAAATCTCTTCTGCCCGAAGACTCTACTTTGGACGACAGAGTGGGACAAGCCACGAGACTTCGTAGGGTTCCGAACACTGTGAACCTCTCATCTTCGGATGAAAACGGCATTCCTTACTACTGTATCCCAATCTTTGAAAATGACCTAAAATCCGGTCTTCAAAAAATCAAAACATTGGCCTCTACCCCTAGACTCGGAGGTAGAAAAGTGCAAAACTTGAAACCCGTAAAATGGCCTAATTTGCCACCTATTGAATATGTGGGCGAAGAGGTCAAAGTCACGGCGATTGAAGGTTCTCTCCCTTTGTTGCCTTGCATCTACAACGCAATTATGGTGGAGAATCCTAGCCATATGGCGAGGGCTTACCTCGTCGCATGGTATCGTGACCTGTTATCACAACGAACCATGCTTGAATCAACAGAACAAAAGAACAAGGTTCTAGACCTAGTGGTGGAAGAAATTGAAAAGATTGCCAGCATTGATGGTGTTTGGCTTGATTGGGATAAAACCACTACAAGAAAACACGCTAGATTTACTGTGTTCAACAACTACAAAACTCCAAACTGTAAAACAAAGTTGATACCCGAAGGGTATTGTGTTGGTAAGTGTTGGAGATACCCCGATTACCTAGACAAAGGAAGTGAAAAAGATGAATGAAAGAAAGAAGATTGTTTGCCCGAAATGCCAAGAAAAGAGAGGTCTATTCAAGGTCTTTCTTACAATAAGAAGACCGGAAGTATCCTTCAAAGGATACAGGAATGTTAAGACATTGGTTTGTAATTCCTGTGAACATATGTTTTCCTTTACAGCAGATGAGTGATTACTATGCTAGCAGAAATTGTAATAGGAATTATTTTCTCTTTGCTTCTTTTGTTTATCTTGGGTGGATTAATGTCTATTCATGAGACTATGCAATTCCAATATGGCAGAGCGGCATCAATTCAAGCACTAACCGTAAAAATTCTAGTAGCCTTAACTGAAATTCCAATGGAAGATGTAGAAGATGTTGCTCAATGTCCTCACTGTTTTGATGAAGGGGGGCTTTGCGAAAAGCATGAAGTAGAAGCAAGAAGGGCTCTACGACTCATGGAGGAATCAAAATGAGATGGAACGAACAAGGATGGAGCAAAATGGTTCACGCCCCATCATACTACGACGATGACCCCTACGAAAAGCACTCTCATCCCGATATGTTTCTTTCGGTAGACGGGTGGGAAGTATACAAAGAGGGCCACCGTGTAGTTTGGCGCAGAGAACCCCTCTACATGGGCGAGTTTATCTACTCACCAAAGACCTTCTCAAATGAAGGAAGCGATTTTCCGGAAGAGTGGCCTCCGTGGTTAGTTAATTTGTTTATTGCCAAGATGAGAGACTACTACGCAGTGACTCCACTCACCTCGTTTAAATACCGAAGCCTACTGACATGGACAGATTGAAATGCTAATCATTGACAGTAGAGAAGGGGACAGGTCAAAACTGTTCGGAAGGGTTGCTGAATTATGCAACAAGATGGGTGTTCCGTGGGAAAAGCGATGGATAGAAGTTGGAGATTATGTCTTTGATGATATGTGTTTTGAAGCAAAATCCAGCGTGGACTTTTTGGCTTCTGTGATGAACAAAAGAATTTGGAATCAAATAGACAACATGGATAGAAACTACAAACACAATTTTGTGATTGTCTACGGTAGCATTACAGAAGCGATTGCTACAGTCCTTGAGAATTCTAAAACGAAAATGTCCCCCCAAGGTAGAGCGTTAGTTATGCACAATAAATTCATAGGAGCCATCGCTACTATCTCTCTAGATACAGATACACAAGTTATGTGGCTTGAAGATGAAAACCAAGCCGCAGAAATAATTGCTAGTTTCTGTAAAGTGAAGCCCCTTAACAGGAAAATACCAAGTCCCGAAATCATCAAAAGAGTGGCTACTGATGATTTACGGGTGGATGTTCTTTGCACTATCAAAGGCATATCCAACAAAAAAGCAAAACTGCTACTCAAAAAATTCGGTTCCATACAGGAAATCGGAATGCACTCCAAAGAAGACTTAATGAAAATAGAAGGGATTGGAGAAAAAACCGCATCCATGTTATTGGATGTTCTTTACAATGAAAGGAAAGTGAAAATATGAATGAAGAAGAAATAATTGAAGAAAATGAAACCAAAGAAGGAACCAAGTTACCTGCTTTGATTAAAGAATGGATGCAGGAATCGTTGAAGTATTCTAAATACAACGATGTTCCAGCGGCTCTTACTTGCCTTGTTTTGCTAGGCCAAGCGGTAAAAGATTTTGTGCATATCCCAAGAGGTAAGTCAAGCGATGACTCTAGACTCCACTTCGTTTGGATTCAAAACTCCGGAACAGGAAAAACGGCTATCATGGACTTTGTAATGCCTGTTTCTAACGCTCTTTGGGACAAAATCAACAACCAAGAAAAGTATCTTCCAAGAGAAGAAATCCAAAGAATCCAGCGTGAAACCAACCAAGAATTGGAAGAACACGAATCGCCAATGAGCATTCCTCTACAACAATACGATAATTTTGATGTTGTGGAATACACGGACGCCGCCCTTATTGGATACCAAGACCCCTTCATTGATGAAGACGGAAGGACTCGTTGGAATCACATCAAGGGAGAATTGGACGGCCACGGACTTGCTCGTTGGGATGAGTTTTCCAACTCCGGAATCTTCAAGCAAACTCAACACAAGGAGGGCATTGTTACTTACTTGAACACTCTATGCAACAGTCTTTGTGGTTCTTCTTGGGTCATTACCAAGAAGTTGAAGGAAGGCCCAAAGGTGGAGTGCCGCTCACAACGCTCTATCTTGGCTACGACTTTCCATCCCGAAAACTTGGATAAGGCCATCGTCAATACGGGTCTTTTTCAGCGCGCTTTGGTTCTTGTGAAGTTTGTTCCCGAAGAGAAGCAGAGAAGCATTCGTGAAACGATTGTTCACAACTTTGGTATGATTGAAGAAAGCGACTTGCCGATTGAGAGATTCGCCAATGCTTTATTCAAGGTATATCAAACAACAAAAGAGCGATTTGAGCAAACAGGACAAGACCCTAGAAACGCTACAGGAAAGGCTGATGCCCGCTACACGATACGCTTCGCCCCCAACTTCAATGATGCTTTGATGATGCGTCTTGACGACATGGACGCTTGGAGCGATTCAAGTGTAGGGACGATTAGAGACATCGTGAAGAATTTCCAAACACGGTGGCTTGGTCTACTCGGTAAAATCTCAATCCTCTGCTGTATTGCAGAGGCCAACTCTATCAAGAAGGAAGAAGAAAGATTCGTAGTCAATGCGAGAAATGTCAATCAAGCGGCCTTTATCGTCCGTAACTGCTATAAATCATTGATAGAGTGGTTAGAATTGACCCTACAACAAGGTAGGACGGACGCACTGAATTCCACGATGAACGGGTCAATTATGAAGGCATACCAACAACTTGAGAAAAACGAAGAAGGATTTGTGCCAAAGAAAGAATTCCTCAACAAAATTATGGAGATTTCAAAGAGAAAGCAGGCAATCGTGTATCGCCACTACAAGAAAATTTCAAATAACTTTGAGGAGAAGAAGTTTGACAAGAAGGTATTCGTGCGATTAAAGGGTGAGTAAGATGGCAAAATGGGAAAACAAATTTATTATTTTTCAAGCAACACATGGGCCGAAGGTTATCATTGAATCTTTGAACACCTATGGAGAAGAAGGTTGGGAGTGCTGTTCTATGCTAACAGTCGCCAACACGAAGATTGTAGCCTTCCTCAAGCGAAGAGTGGATGAACCTGTCTTGACCGTGGATGAAACCACGCAAAAGATTGAGGACGCTTGGGTGAACGAGAACGGCAAGAAGAAGTGATTACATGAATGTCCTCGCTCTTGACATTGAGACAAAGAATATGTCTCACGAGATTGGAGGCTTCGGGAACACACATATGTTTCAAGTCTCTACTGTAGCCACTTGGGACGGTCAAACCGGAACGGTGTATGTGGATGAGCCTCTAGACTCCTTCGCTAAGTCGGGCCACATCATCAAGTCTCTAAGAGACTTGAAGTTTGACTTGGATGAACACTTTGAAGCAGGAGGGTATCTACTTGGACACAACATCGCCTCCTTTGACTTGGCGGTATTGAAGGATGCTATGGACATCTATTGCATCCACAAATACCTCAACCAAAAGAAGTATATTGACACAAGTAGAATCTTGGTTAAGGAACACGGAGAGAGATTCCCTCTGCAAAATCTAGGAGTAAACACACTCAATGAAAGTAAACTAATGGAGAGTGCAGACGCTCCTAAGTTGTGGAAGATGGGAGAATATGATAAGGTGGTTGAATACTGTATGAAGGATACAAAAATTGTTTACGATGTTTGGATGTATGGTAAAGAGAATGGGTTTGTGAAAGGATTCTCTGTTGAAAAGGAAAAGTTTGTGGATTTGGAGGTTGATTGGTAATGTCTACTTGGGAATGGATTGGATTATTTTTCTTTGTGTTAGCAACTGTCCTTCTTTTCTTTGCGGCGTTTGGTGGTTCTAAACTCACCGAGCAATCCGTTGAAGATTACATGAAGAGACTCTTGCATAGCAAGGAAGAACGAAAATGAGTTTGAAAAAACTGTGTCCGTATTGTGATGCTAAAACCATCGCAATTAGGATTCAAGGATTTTACATCGGTAGCGATGATACAGTAAAACTGTGGGAATGTCGCAATTGTGGCGGCATATGGAAATGAAGGGTCGTGGAATCGTCTTAACAGGCGATTTCATGGCCCCGATTTTTTAATGCAAATTTTTGTATCTCCGCACTAATTTTAGTAGGTTCTGTAAGGGCCTCGCTAGGAATCCCACAATCAAAACCCCACGCTTCTAAATGTCTAATAAGCGTTTGAGTAGACAAATTTTCGCCACTTAATTCAGCAAATGGACATCCACCTAATCCTGTAAGGCTCGTATCAAACTCATATATTCCTTCAAAAAGAGCGGCCTTGACAAGAGAGATTGCTGGCTCCTCTCTACCTCTATGATGTAAATGCAAAGCAGGAACCACGCCCATTTTCTTTGCTATTTCTGCAAACATTTTCACATCTTGCCGAATACCCACGCCCACGGTATCGCAAAACACGACAGTATCGCCAAACATCCGGGCATCCCTTACACACGATTCTATTTTCCTTCTAGAAAATTCACCGCTGTAAGGGCTACCAAAGGCCATAGAAATGTAAACCCTTACATTTTCTTTCGGCACTTTGTCCATGAATGTCTTATACATGAGGACGATTTCGCTTCTTGTCTTCCCCATGTTCTTAACATTAAATTCTTCGCAAGGAGAGAATACAATATTGATTTTTTGAACGCCTAATTTTTTGGCTCTATCATACCCTTTTTTGTTCATAACAAGAGCAGAACCTTTCGTGTAAACTTCTTCTGCATCGGCCATTTGAGGAAGAATCTTGGGATGTGCAAAACTAATTTCTTCAATTTCTTTAAAGCCCGCAGAATACAAAGAAGAAATCAATCTTCTTTTCATTTCTGTAGGAATTATTTCTTTGATAGATTGTAGACCATCTCTAGGCGAGACTTCCACAATCTTGACTCTCATTGTGGCCCTCTCCGTAGGCCAGCCCAACACATTTCGTCCAATTCTTCCGGACTTTCAAAGATGATAAACGAATCATTTGAGGGTGGGGTCGCCATCCACATGACAACAAATCCGACAACGAAAGACACCCAAAAGATATACCAAAGACTCACAACCACCCTAGAGTGGTGTAGAAAATAAACTTTACTCTACAAAATCAATCCGTATAACTGTAAGGCATCAATGACGGCATTCAATTTAGTTTCCAAATTGCTTACGGCAGTTGTGGTAGCATTGACATCGGCGGCAGTAGGTTCACCTCCGGAAGGAGTTATCGGTGAAGGAACCAAATTGCCAACAGTTTGTCTTGAAGCAGGCGCAGTTCCGTAAAATCCTACATTGGAACCATCGTGGTTTAAATCACCATCTATTTCTACTTGTCCACTAGTGCGAATACCGCCGGAAACAGACAATGTCTCCGAAGGAGTAGTAGTGCCGATTCCAACATTACCATTTGCGGCAATCGTCATTTTAGCCTGCGCTTGTGTTCCATTAGAAGTAGGGTTTGTGCAAAAGTGAATGTCTTTGTTGTAGTTTCCATTCGCAATCAACAAGTCGTTTTGAGCCGAACCTGTAGCAATTGCTGATGCTCTATCAAGAGCGATATATGCTGAATAATGGGTGCTGAATGTTCCAGAATTTTCTTCTACATCTCTTATATGGAGCATTGGAAGTTTAGCATCGGTATCGGCTGAAATAATAATGCGAGCATTATCGGGTGTTGCTGATGAACCGGATTTGACTTCAAGCAAATGGTCGGTAGTCCCTGTTAAAGATGGGTCTTCAATCAATACATTTCCGCCAACATGAAGTTTTTCCGAAGGAGAAGAAGTGCCAATGCCTACATTACCTGCATTATCAATAATCATCCTTTCCGAACCAGCAGTATCAAAACGGATTTTATCTTCATCTGTTGATTCTTCAACTTGGATTTTAGTATCTCCGTCTGCGTCTTCCGTCGCTCCTCCACCCGAAGGAGCCGCTAAAGCCGCCTTTCCCGCAGAAGCACTGTAAGTTAAGACATGACCATCCGATAAAGTGTGGCCACCATCAATAGGTAAATTACCGATTAAAACATCTCCGGTCCCGTGAGGTGTCAAATTGATATTTGCATTTGAGTTGGTGGTAGCAATATCAATGCTGTTAGCATCACAACTAATTGTCCCCATTTCGGTATAAACTCCGCTATTATCTCTAGCAATACTCAAAGAATTAGCGGTTTTTGTGGTTGTCAAAAATTGCACATGGCGTTGAGTTGTAGTTTCTCCTGCACCCAACCTTAAAACAGCAATAGGAATATCTGTAGTAGCGGGATTGGGAACAGTATCGGTAATGATTGTTCCGCCGTTGTTTTTCAATTCAAGAGCATTTGAAGAATTGACAACAAGAAGGTAATAAGAAAATCCCGATGTAGGTTCCTCAAATGCGGCAGGAGTCCCTTGAGTGAAGTTTGCCGTAGAAACAGCCGCTTGTAGAGCCCCGTTACGGACGACTTTTCCAGCGGCCACAGAAAATTGCGTTTTACCGCTAGAATCGCTTTGAGTAATGTCAAAATCATTCCCTTCAATGATAGCATAGTTTCCTTGAGTAGCGATATTCAAGGCATGAAACAATGCGCTATGTGGAAAATCCGTCCCATCTACTAAACCGCTAATCGTAGGGTCTACACCCATTCTGCTAAATCCTCTGTTGTTTGCACTGCTCGTCATTATTCAACCTCCAAAGTTACGAAGAAATCTACATCTTCGGTGGAAAATGGGCCAACCCCTTCAAAATTAATACGGGTTAGCATCTTGCTATAGTCGGAGTTGAACAAAGCCAACTCTCGTATTGTGTAGCCTGCGATTGACGCACCGGCCACTGTAAACTTGAAGTCTACAACATTTTCATCCGACTTTGATGAAACCACAGTAGAGACATCAAAGATAGGAACATCAAGATTGGAGGCAATAGGACTACTATTATTTCCTCCAACACCGATTCTAGCCTTTGTGTAGGTTGTTTTGAGATAATCTGCTAGGTCTTGTCTCGCTACATCTGTAATCAAAAGTCCACCTCCCTAACTGTAGTTGTTGTAATCCCAACTGTCCCCATTGGCACTCCAAACCCAATTGTTCGGACGAATCCAATCTTATTAGTTGTTGCCGAAGACTCTCTCTTTTGAATCAAAAGTTTGCGTTCTCGCATTGAAGCCAAATCTAGAAGAGAGACATTTTCATTCGGCTGAATGAGTTCTCTTGAACGGAGTTTTGCTCGGTTGGCATTTGTTGAAATGAGTAATTCAGCGAACCTATCCTCCATGCCTTTTGAAAATCTACCAAGTTCCAACTTTACGAATCCATCAATGCGGTGTTCCATTTCCAAAATTTGGTATTGATTCTTAGGGACATTTTCTTGAATCAGTTCAAGAGAAATTGTATCGCCCGCTCTAAGTTGGCTAAGACCACTATGACCCAATTCAATGCTAATTTTTTCATTGAGTTTTGAATGCAGTCGCAACAATTCACTAGCCTTTTCATCTACATCTTCTTGAGTAAAAATACTAGGGTCTTCTACTTCTAGCGTTTTCTTCCCCACACTCTCAATACTACGAAGATTTCTTTTCTTGGAAACATGTGAAGAACCGTAAACAATAATCTCATTGTAGAAATCAAATAGACCACTAGATTTCTTGAAATCCTTAATCTGTATTTTTTGGTTTCTATCCGAGATGACTAGTGAAGGGTAAAGGTCTGCATCTGTGGATTCCTTAATCTTAAATTTATCATCCTCATAAATCAATTCCTTATCCTTTCTTTTGAGAACATAATTGATAGCAGAGAATAAATCTACGCTTTTGAAATTAGGTGCTAAGAAAAGCGGGTAGGTAGAGTCGGGGATTTCGTATTCAATATCATTAGATTCCAAGAGGTCATTCAACACATTGTCTGCTTCATGGCTGATGTTCACAACTGAACCAATCATGGCTCTTTTGAGTTGGAACAGGATGTTTGCGGGTGTAGTAACCGTGAAGGTTTCCGACATGGAAACAAGACCGTGCTTTTCTTTCATCTCTCCAAATTCAATGTAAGAGCCTTGAGTTGTTCCTAAATATCTTTGATTGATTGAAGTTTTATGCGTATTGTTCCCGTCTGTAATACACATGGAGTATTGATTTTCATACAGAGATTCTACATCAGCAAGAATAGTGTAGGCCTCTGTGTGTGTTCTTGGGACTACTTCTTCTCTATTGCTCAAAAGGAATTCACTTTGGGCATCGGTATCTACGAGAACATACATGGAGAGGACAGCCTCATTATGCCCTACATTTCCAGCAAGAGGAGAATCTCTCTCACCGGAACCATAGGCTAAGGCGTAGTCTCTTGTAGTTGTGTAGGTTCTGTTTTCGTAGGCAACCTTTGTGTATTCGCTAGACAGAGTATTGAGTTTAATTTTGTTAGGCGTAAAGTCATAGAACGCTGTTTCATTTGGTTGCATAATTCGGTAAAAGCCATCTGCTAAATCGGCATCAACTTGAATGATGTGAGTTAGGGTAGTGTTATCTGTCTCAATTTCGTGGCTTAAAACATATCCTAAGTTGTTAGGAATAGTGTTGTTAATGCCTCCGGTTGTTCCTGTGGCTGTTCCTGTTCCAAATTCCCTACCAACTTCCGAAGCCAAATAGCACCCTGTTAAATCAGTAATGTAATCTAAGATTTCCGAATTCGTAATTCTGTAAAAATAAATGTCTTTGTTGTTTGCACCCTTGTAGGTGTTTCTTGTAATGTTTGATTCACTAGTATCCAAGTTAAGTCTCGCCTTGAAGCCCATAAAGATGCCCTCTGCATCTGTAGCGGTAGCCGTTCTAGCACCACCGTTAGGGCCATCTAGAGTCATAAATTGGGTGTTCAATCCCATATTTACAGTCGTAATTGAGTTTGCATATTTACGAACATGGGTGTTGTCATTAGGAGGGAAGACCGTTCCCTTAGTTAAAATTTCATCTCCCCGATTTCCTCCCTCCACATCATATCGGTCAAGGACTACACCGAATAAATCTCCTTGGAACGAATTATCGGCAGACCCTACGGAATCGGGAAGAGAATCAATTTTCTTCATCCATCTACTAGGGTGACCTGAAACACCGTTACCAATCTCTTGGTTATCGTTGAAACTTAGAGGTAGAATAACATTGGAGAGATTAGTAGCGGTGCTTCCTCCAGCCTCATTGAAGTCATTTCCGAAGACCGTGGTAAATTCCGAATTAGTGTAGGCATCGTTTTGTAGAGTCCCCCGATGGAGAGTAACTCCTTTCTCAAATTGGACGAGGGAATCCTTTTCTCCATGCCCTCGGATTGTTCCTCTGCTGGTTGTAGCCTTGTAGATGACTCCCGTATATTCGGAGCCATTATTTGTGGGAATAGGTGCGGCGTTGAGATTAATTGTAGTTGAAAATTGCGCGCCATTAGCCGTCCCAATGAGATTACCGGACGCATCTACAAGGAGTTCATCATCTGCTACATTGATAGCCGATGAAACTGTAATGGAAGTCGCTCCATAGGGAGAAGAAACAGTTACGAAAGAAGGAGATACCCCGAATGGAGTAATCGTGTGGTAATGGTAGGTAAACGGAGGCATTTGTTTTGTCTTTCTAGGAGGCTTCTCTGCGTTGAATTGGTTGAACGCAGTATCAAAAACTAATTCTGTAAGCCGCATAATTCCCGTTCTTTTGAGTTGAACAATGTCTTTATCCACTTCTGTAATTCCAGCATCTATGTAAGTTTCGTCGGTATACTTTACAGTGGCTCCTCTTGAGGAGTAATTAGATTGGCCTTCCGAAAAAGAACCTTGAGTTGGTTGTCCTAATAACATAAGTTTGAATTTCTTCAAATCGTCCTTTTCAGTAATGATATTCCCTACTCTTCCTGTTCCTGCAAGGAAAGTCATATTGAAGATACTATCGCTTCTTGTGCTAGAGTAAGGCGTTAAATCGCTTGTAGAAAACAGGAACAGTCTTCTTGATTTAGCATCAAATTGTTCCAAGTAATCCTTAATTTGATACTTTGAGTTTCCTGTCCCATCTGTTTCAGTAGGAGGAGTGAATTCCAAAATGGTAGGCTTGGAATGTCCCGA